CCCAGACCACACCAACAAAGAAGGAGAAAGCACCCACCTTGACCAAGACCTAAGACCCAAACCATACATGAAGGCGGGTCACTTCTCGGCGAAAATCCCGGGTCAGCTCTCAGCGGAAATCAACACGAGAACACCAACAAGCTGCTCGTCGTCAGGCAGCACATTGAGTACGCCCGGGCGAATTCGTGCTCCATACTGCAGCGCCCACGAAAGCGGGCACTCGATCAAGGTTTTGATGCTCGTGATCGATTCCATAGATCTGCGCGAGAGCGCGGTCGCGGGCAGCGTCCACGTTCGCATGGGAGAGGGTAGGGGCAGCGGGCCAACGGCTTGCCGCTTGATCACGCGATCGGCGAGTTGCGCTGTGCCAGCCACGGTAATCGATCGAGCCGGAAACCTTGCCTTCCCAACGGCTCTTAAGGGCTCTAATTGCGCAAATATTTCATGCCACAAAGGGTGTGCCTCGGCAGCTTCACCACGGAGTTGACGGGGCATTACGAGGATCGCCCGCGATCGGACATTGAAGAGCGCTTGTCGCCAACTGGCGGCCTCACGCAGGATCATGTCCTCGACTGGCTCAATGCGGATATCGGCGGTGGCGAGTGCTGCAAGCTCGACTTCGGACCATGGCAGTCGCGGAGGTGATGTAACGCCGCCGGAAAACCCCCACCACACGAGGGAGTCGGTCGTGCCCCAGAGTTGTCCAGGCTGATCAACGACAGACCAAGGGGCCGCCTCCTCGGTTGCTACTGGCGCAGTCGCGCCTTCGGCGGTTACAGCATCGATTATGCGGCCAAGCTGAACCGGGGCAATACGAGGCGTTCCTAGGGCCGCGATCGCCTCGCTGAGGGCGACCGCGTGCGAGGCCGCCGTCAGAAACAGAAGGTCGTCGTCACTTTGGGCAATGCCGGCTGACCATTGCGCAATGCGACGGCACACGTCCTGTACCACCTGCACGGGAATCCCATCGGTGCGGCGAAAGCGCTGGGGTTCAAGCCAAAACCGCCATTCCGCTTGAGCTTTCTCAATTTCTTTCTTGACCGTCGAATCGTCCAATCCGTCGTCCCGCTTCCACCCCGTCAAGTCGTTCACGCAGGTTTGCCAGGCATCGGTCCATAGTTCTCCTCCGATGCCTGGTTCGTTCATCAGAGTTCGCGCGAATCTGCGCGATACGCGCCGGGGAAGAGGGCAGCGCGGCAGACTCAGGAACTCGAGGATCCTCGCAGGCTCAATGGGATCCCATAGGATTTCCAATGCGAGAGGCAGGACCTGGAGGGCGCTGCGCTGTGCCGAAGACTCGGTCCAGCCCGGACGCGGCAACCCAAGCCTTTTGCATGCCGCATCCAGGACGGGGCATCCTGTTCCGCGGATGATGACTGTTTCGCCGTTGTCTCCCGAGGCAAGCCAAGCCGCCACTGCATCAGCAGCTTGCCACTCATCCTCAGCGTCAAGGATGACAAGACTTCCATCCCCTGTGAACTTGGATGTCTTGTCGCCGTTCACCGATCTCTGGATGGCTGCAAGATCGGAGTCCCCCATGGGCTTGGGCGCTTCCAATACCTGAATGTCGACGCCATTGCCCCGCAGCTCGGTCAACAGACCTCGCCAAAGCGGAGGAAAGCGTTCCTCCGGGGACGTCACTACGATTCGTTCGATCGGCAGATCGGCCCCATCGCGCAGACCATCCAAGATTGCCTGCAGCCTCTCACCTAGGCTTGTGCCCAAAGGGAGGCCATCGGCGGCCTCCAAGGATGCCATCGTGTCAAGGCGGGCTCCCCCACCCTCGATTGGCTGGCCCTGCCAGCCGGCAGCATAAAGCTCATCACGCCAAATAAGCAACTGCTTGGCTGTCGACCATGCATCACGTGCGAAGGAGCGAGAATAGAAGCGGTCTCCATCATCGAGTGCACGCAGCCGTCCCTGGTACCGCGCAATGCGAACAGCCGCAGGCATGCTGGGGCCGGCTAGCCCGAGGGGAGCCTCAAGAAGGCCAAGGAGGCCGCGCGGGCCGACAACTGGTTGGCCTATCGCCGCTGCGGAACCCGTTGCCGTCAGGGGGTGGCAAGGGCCATCAAGCTTCCATCCGAAGACGATCTGCATGGACGCCCCCCCATTCTTGGGGCCGGTGCGCGAGCGAACCGACCCCGGTCATGAAAATAGACTACAGCAACTCGGCAAACGACCCGATCCGGATCGTGAATCGGTGATTGAGATGCCAGTTTTCCTTGATCGCGTCGGCTGTCTCGATCTCCAGCAACTTGGCTCTTATCAGATGCACGATCACGTCTTGTGTGCGGAGCACCGTCAGCGGATTGCCGGCGATGCCCGCCTCCTCGATTGCCCGTCGAAACGCACGTGAATCGTCGATCGCGAGCGCGCACCCCCTGTTGAGCGCTACCGCGATGGCAGAGCGCTCGCCCGCACCCAGCCGTCCCCGCGCGGAGAGGCGTAGGAAGATCTCCACCTCGGCGGAATCGTCGATACGATGCTGCGTGATGTGACCCGCGCCCAGAGCTGCGTGAAAGCGCGCCTGCTGCTCGGGGTAGGAGTCGGCGATCTCGTCCGCCACATGGTCCGTGACGATGAACGGGCTGGGATGGGCGCCGATCAGATCCATGCGGTCGATCCGCAGAAAGTTGATGATGACGGATGTGTCCGCAACGACGATCGCCGATCCCATGTGCCGTTCTCGCCATCAGTTGGTCCGCGTGGCGTCCGCGAGCTCGAGGAGCTCGGCACCATCGACCTCGAGTTTCCTGGCGAGTTCCAGGAGGCGACCGCGCGAGATCTCATCCTGACGATATGCCTCTATGGCGAGCCGCATCAGCTGGCTGCGCAGCTCCTGTTCCGGTGGCGGTGGCGTCTCCCCTTCGTCGAGCAGTTCGAAGAAGCCGAACAGCCGAATGTACCGCTTGCCCATCTCCTTCTGACCGATGAGCGCTGCCGTCTCGGTCGCGCTGATATGATTGAGACTCTTGAGACGCCATACGGCCGCCTCATAACTCACGCCAAAGTGGCGCGCGAGCGAAGCCACGTCCTGATAAGTGATCGCCTGCGACCCCGGACGAGGGCGCACTTCAGCCTCGATCCCCTTGTTTCCGGCAACATCGAAGATGATCTGAGCCAGTCGGCTCGGTTGCCCCTTGTCCAGCTGACGCAGCTCGTCGAGCACCCCTTCCGGCGGCATGAGAAACGCGGCGGCAAAGGCATTCGCGCGCTTCTCGACCAGCTCCGAGGCATTCTCGCGCCGCGTGGTCGTGACCGTCCCCTCGCGATCGAAGAGAGCGTGGGCGTACTCGTGAGCGTAGGAAAAACGCCTCCGAACGGGCCAGTGTCGAGCGTTCACCAGGATCGCGAGACCGATCGACGGATGATTCACGAACAGTCCGGAGAGACTGTCCGGCAGATCGGTCGCGGCCGTCCAGATCCCCTGCTCACTGATCGACTCGGCCATGTTGACGATCGGGGCGATACCGAGGCCGAGGCGTCGCCGCTCCTCCTGTGCAACGGCCTCACCTTGCCGTATGGCGTCGCCCACCGAGGACAAACGGGCGGCATAGTTGGGCACGGTGAGCTCGATCGCCTGGCCCAGCAGACTCCGGAGCCCGGCGCCTTCCCGATAAAGGTCGAGGATACGGCCGACCTCCTGGTCGATCTCGGGCGAGCCAGCCATCTCAGGCAGCGCGCGATGGAGGACAATCGACAGGTCCTCCTCTTCCTCGTTGGGCGACAGGAAGAACGCCGTAGACTGGCTGTAGAGTCCAGCGAGCTTCGCGATCTCCAGCGTCGACACCGCCCGGCTCCCTGATTCCATGTTGGTAACGGCCGTTCGCGGAAGTCCGAGAGCATCCGCCACGGCCTGCTGGCTCAGGCCGCGGCGCTCGCGCGCGGCCCGCAGCCGAAGCCCAAGCTGTGCCGCATCGATCATCGTTCTCATCCCTCTGCTTGACGTGCGAAACCAAATCGGTCGGCCGCCCGGGGGCTGCCGACCACATGATAATGGGTTATCAGACATCTAATGTCAACTTTTTCCTTGAAAAGTCCGATTGGCGGACATACGATGGCAATCGCGGAGTCGCGGCTGCTGGTGCCGCATGCTGATGCAAGCTGTGGTTCCCGGGTGGGAGGCGCCGGGACATGAAAGCCTGAAGGAGCGATTCTCATGTCCGTTGTCATGCGCCTGCTTCGGAACACCCCGGGATCCGAGCTGCAGGCCTATTTCGCGCAGCGCCCGGTCGAGTTTCCCGAGCCGGTGAACTGGACCGGCTCCAACGGCGCGCTGGTCAAGCCCGTGCTGAAGGCCATCGACGCATTGAGTGAGGTCGAGCGCGAGCGCATCCGGCTTGATTTTGAGCGGGCCGACCGCATGACGAGCGATGTCGGGCAGACAGCCCTGATGGACATCGCCAGTCCCGAGCAGCAGGACATTCTTCGTGACATCGCCACCCGCCATGCCCGGGCCCTGTGGCTGCTTCGGAACGATCTGCAGCGCTTCCGCCGGGCCGAGGAAGCGTCGTTCTTCGAGAATTCCCGGCGCGGCAGACTGTGGGATGGATTTGTCGCCCCCGCGGGCCTCGAGGTTGGTCGGGAGGCGGTGCACCTCCAAGCGCTCGCAGCGGAGGTGCAGCAGTTCTTCCGTGAGGGCCAGAAGATCAAGATCGAGGTCTTCGACCGCAGCCGGACAGATCTTGATGGTGAGGTCAAGGAGCTGGTTCAGGTCACGATCTATCGCGAGGGACTTCCAGACAGCGTCTCCGTCTTCCAGGGGGAAGACCTCGAGCCGCTCGTCTACAGACCGGTCTATGAGCTGGCGTTCGCCTACGAGCCGGCCAGCGGCGTGATCGAGGTGGTGGCTCAGAAGAAGGCGCGCCGCACGGAGCTTGCGCGGATGTTCGCCAAGACTCTTTTGGGCCATGCGATCGAGGGGCAAAGAATCCCCCTGCGGCGCTACGACCTTTCCGTGTTCATGACGGAAAAGGAGTTCGTGCACGATCCCGAGGATGGGATCGACAACGTACGTCTCCGCCTCGTCAAATTCGAGACCTTCGATGAGCGCCTGTTCGTGACGATCGAGGCGAGGACGGAAGAAGCGACCGTGCACGCAGAGGCACACCGACTGTTCGGTGAGCGCGACCCGTTTCTTGGCGGCCATCGTATCGTCGAAGCGGTCCTGTCCGTCCGTTTCAAACCGGATACGGTCAACCCGCGGGGCCGTACCATCACCATCAAGCTACGCCATCCCAATGGCTGCGACCTCAAGGACAAGACAGAGAAGGAGCGGCTGATCGGCGAGAAGTACTTGCGGCGCTGGCGGGTGGTGGAGGATCTGATCGTTTGATCGCCAAGGCCGCAATCTCGCCCCGTGCGTTCCGCTTCTTGGTCCAGCTGGTCGAGCAGGAGCCGCCGATCGCGACGGCGCGCGTCCTCGAAGAGGAGATCGGCCCCGAGGGCCAAACGCTGACCGGGAGCGCGCTCCTCGTGCCTGGCAAACCCCTCGATTCGATCCATGTGGCGCTTGCCGACGGGGAAACACAGGCTGCGATCGAATTTGATCATGCGACCAGTGTTGCCAGCTACTTTCATCCCGAGGCCGGCTTTGTCGATGTTGTCGCCGACGAGCTGCGGGCCTGGCGTCTGGACACCGCCGCCTTCATGGCGCTGATATGCCGGCTGCTTGGGCTACCGTCGACCCGCAAACCCATTCCCTTAGTGGATGGCCTCCTTTGGGACCTGGGCACGCCGAGGCTCGGCCGGCGCACAGGGATCCCAGTCCTGTTCGCCCGGCGCCTGGTCGCGCCCGATGTGCGAGCGTCGCTGCATCCGGAGCTCAAGATGCGGCTTGGCGCCAAGCCATCCCTTCTGCTGACGTCCGCTCAGTGGGTGCCGGATGATCTCACACTACCGGCTGTTAGCAGGATCATCCCCGTCGGGGCCGTTCTTGCCCGCGGTTCCAGCGACGTAGAGCTGGATCTCCATCGCCTTGCCGCAATGGCCGATTCGCGGCCCGCCGCGGTCGAGCGTCAGATCAGCCCCGTCGATTGCAGTCCGGACGGATCGTGGCTCCGCATCCACGAGCGACAGTACTTCTTCCGAGGGAAGAAGAAGCGACTCATCCGGTTGCTCTATGAGGCTTGGGCCCGAGGCGCCGAATGGGTGGGCGAGGAGTGGCTCCTGGCCGAGGCCGAGTACGATTCCGACCGCATCGAGGACGTATTCAAGGACAAGCGTCCCGAGAAGCGCAACGCATGGAAGGAATACATCGAAACACATGACGGGCAGGTTCGATTGAAAGTGCCCGCGCGCCTCTGAAAGGCGCCATCCACCGATCTTTACGACGCCGCCCTCGGGGCGGCTTTTTTGTCGGTGACGCAATTCCCCCTCGGTTTCCCCCCTCGCTCCCCCAGCCTTTCCCCCCGACCCGTCTGCCAAGGTCTCCGCAGGTTTGCTCATGAGACCGAAGGAGAGACGGATGGCGGTTCGGCATTTGAACCAGATCGAGCTGGCGGCTCGCTGGAACATCAGCCATCGCACACTGGAGCGGTGGCGTTGGACGGGCGAAGGCCCGCAGTTCATCAAGATCGGCGGCAGGGTCGTGTACCGCCTCGAAGACGTCGAGGCGTTCGAGGCGGAGCAGCTCCGCAAGAGCACGGCCGCCGCCCCGACCAAGATGTCGGCGTGAGGGGAGGCCATGTCCATGACCTTCCCCAACCGCATCACCCTCGACGACCTGCCCACCATGTCGGTCGGCGATATCGCCGCTCTGCCGGGCGACCAGCTGGCGCTCCTGAAGCAGGACGCCGACGAGCGGCTGCGCTCCGCGAAGAGCCTCTGCAACTGGCTCGATGGCGCCGTCGCGCTGAAGTACGGCGACCAGGCGCAGGAGGCGCGCCGCACGGAAGGCAAGGACACCGGTACCGTCCGGCTGCAGGACGGCCCGGTCACTGTGGTCGCGGAGCTGCCCAAGCGGGTCGATTGGGACCAGGCGATGCTCGCCGGTCTGGTCGAGCGCATCCGGGCCGACGGCGCCGATCCTGCCGAGTACGTCGATATCGCGTTCAGCGTGCCCGAGCGGAAATACACCGCCTGGCCGAAGGACATCCGCCAGGAGTTCGAGCCCGCGCGCACGGTTCGCACCGGCAAGCCGAAGTTCCGGCTGCTGCTCGGCGAGGAGGCGCGCTGATGGCCATTTCGCTCGCATCCCTGCAAACCTCGACGGTACTGCGCCCGCCGCGTGTGCTGATCCACGGTGTCGCCGGCATCGGCAAGTCCACCTTCGCCGCGTCGGCCGACGCGCCCGTGTTCGTCCTGACCGAGGACGGTCTCGGCAAGCTGCAGGTGCCGCACTTCCCGTTGGCGACGAGCTACGCGGAGGTCGCCGAGGCGCTCGACGCCCTGCTCGAAGAGGACCACGCCTATTCGACGGTGGTCGTGGACAGCGTGGACTGGCTGGAGCCGCTGATCTGGGCCGAGGCCTGCCGGCGCAACGGCTGGCAGTCGATCGAAAGCCCCGGCTTCGGCAAGGGCTACGCCGAGGCGCTGAACATCTGGCGCGAATACATCGACAAGCTGAACGGGCTCCGCGACCGGAAGGGCATGGCGGTCATCCAGATCGCCCACACCGACATCAAGCGCTTCGACAGCCCCGAGCACGAACCCTACGACCGGTACGTGATCAAGCTGCAGGCCCGCGCCTCCGCGCTGCTGCAGGAGCACTCGGACGTGGTGCTCTTCGCCAACTACCGGATCTCGGTCAGCAAGTCCGACGTGGGCTTCAACAAGAAGGTGACCCGGGCGCTCGGGTCCGGTGCGCGCGTCATGCACACCGAGGAGCGCCCCGCCTTCCTCGCCAAGAACCGCTACGGCCTGCCGGAAACCCTCCCGCTCGAGTGGTCGGAATTCCTGGCCGCCATGCCCCAATCCGCCTGATTACGACTGAAAGGACAGCACGATGGCACGTTTCGACACCGCCTTTGACGCCGCCGGCATCGAGCCCACCACCGCCTACGAGATCCTGCCCGCGGGCAAGTATCGCGCCCAGATCGTCGAGAGCGAGATGCGCGTCACGAAGAACGGGATGGGGAAGTATCTCTGGCTGATGCTCGACATCCTCGAGGGGCCGCAGCAGGGCCGCAAGGTCTTCGACCAGTTGAACCTGGTGAATGCCAACCCGACCACGGTCGAGATCGCGCAGCGCACGCTGTCGGCGATCTGCCACGCCACGGGCAAGTTGCAGGTCAACGACAGCGAGGAATTGCACCTGATCCCGATGACGATCCAGGTCGGCGTGAAGCCCCCGAAGGACGGCTACGGCGAGCGCAACACGATCCGCTACCTGGTGCCGGAGGCCCCGGCGCAGGCAACCCCGCCCAAGCCCGCCGCGACGCAGTTGGCCAGCGCGCCCGCTCAGTCGGCGCCCGCCCGCCCGGCCACTGCGCCCTGGAACCGCAAGAGCTGACGCCCTCGGCTGCCGCGGGCTGAAACCTGCGGCGGCCCGGACATCGCCAGACCCGAGAGACAGACCATGACCAATACCACCGACGCGGCCTGCGCGGCCGTGAACGCCCCCGGCTTGCCCGACGACACCCGGCGCCTGATCGAGATCGAGGACGCCATTGCGAAGATCCGCACGCAGATCGCGACCGCCGATCTGACGCGGCAGCGGACGGCCAAGCCGATCGACCCCGACTGGTTTCACCGCGCGCGCACGGCGCTGCGCCACCTCAATCGCGAGCGCGCCGAGATCGTCGCCCGTCAGGGCGGCCGCCGCCGGCGCGAACGGCTCAAGAACATGATCATCGCCGTCCTGCGCGAACGCCATGACAGCGCTGGCTGGACTGCGGTGCTGGCGGAGGCGCGGGCGCGGCTCGAGCGAGAGGAGGCGTGCTGATGGCCGAGCTCCCCGAACCCCTGACGCCGACCCTGTCCGCGATCTACGCCTCCTTCGAGGCGCGACAGGGCGACGGCTTCCGCGACCACCTCGGCGCCTCGCTGATCGGCAAGTCCTGCGCCCGCGCGCTCTGGTACGACTTCCGCTGGGCGACGCCCGCGCGGCACACCGGCCGCATCCTGCGCCTGTTTGAGACGGGTCAGCTGGAGGAGGCCCGGCTCGTCCGCGACCTGCGCGCGACGGGCGCCACAGTGCTGGAGGTGGATCCCGAGACCGGACGGCAGTTCCGCGTCGAGGCCCATGGCGGGCACTTCGGCGGCTCGCTCGACGCCGTCGCCCTCGGGCTCCTGGAGGCGCCGAAGACCTGGCACGTCGTCGAGTTCAAGACGCATTCCGCAAAGAGCTTCGCCGAGCTGGTCGCCAAGGGCGTCATGCTCGCCAAGCCCCAGCACGCCGCGCAAATGCAAATCTACATGCACCTGACCGGCATCACGCGGGCGCTCTACGTCGCGGTCTGCAAGGAAACCGACGCGCTGCACATCGAGCGCGTCCCGGCCGACCCCGAGATGGGCGAGCGCCTGCTGGATAAAGCGCGGCGGATCATCTTCGCCCAGCATCCGCCAGAGCGGATCAACGCGGATCCCGCCTGGTTCGAGTGCCGGTTCTGCGACCACCACGGGCTCTGCCACGGCGAGGACGCCGCGGCTGTCACCTGCCGGTCCTGCCTGCATTCGACGCCTGTCGACGGCGGCTGGCACTGCGCGCGCCATGACCGGCTGCTCGACCCTTCCGACCAGCGCCGCGCCTGCCCTCGGCACCTGTTCATCCCCGATCTCGTCCCCGGCGAGGCGACCGACGCAGGCGAGGACTTCGTCTCCTACCGCATGCGCGACGGCTCGGCCTGGACCAACGACGCCCGCGAAGAGGAGGCCGCCGCATGCTGACCCTGCGCCCCTACCAGCAGGCCGCGATCGCCTCGATCTACGGCTATTTCGAGAAGGAGAGCGGCAACCCGCTCGTCGTGATCCCCACAGCCGGCGGCAAGAGCCTCGTCATGGCCGCCTTCATCGACGGCGTGCTCAAGGCCTGGCCCGACCAGCGCGTGCTGGTCGTCACCCATGTCCGCGAACTGATCGCGCAGAACCATGCCGAGATGCTGGGGCTCTGGCCCGAGGCGCCTGCGGGCATCTACTCGGCCGGGCTCGGCCGCCGCGACGCGCGGGCCCGGATCCTCTTCGCCGGCATCCAGTCCATCCACGACAAGGCGACGCGCATCGGCCATGCCGATCTGGTGCTGATCGACGAGGCCCATCTGATCCCCGGGCGGTCGAACACCATGTATCGCCGCTTCCTCAATGACCTGCAGGCGATCAACCCGGCGCTGAAGGTGATCGGGCTGACGGCGACGCCCTTCCGGCTCGACAGCGGCATGCTGCACGAGGGCGAGAACGCGCTCTTCACCGACATCGCCTACGAGGTGTCGGTCCGCGACCTGATCGATCAGGGCTATCTCTCCCCGCTCATCTCGAAACAGACGAAGACCCGCCTCGACGTGACGGGCGTGGGATCGCGGGGCGGCGAGTTCATCGCGCGCGACCTCGAGGACGCGGTCGATCAGGACACCATCACACGCGCGGCGGTGGCCGAGGTGATCGCCTATGGCGAGACGCGCCGGTCCTGGCTCGCGTTCTGCTCGGGCGTCCGCCACGCCACCCATGTCGCCGAGGAGTTCCGCCGCCGCGGGGTCAGCTGCGCGACGATCTTCGGCAAGACGCCGAAGGACGAGCGTGACGCGATCATCGCCGCCTTCAAGCGCGGCGAGATCAGGGCGCTGGCCTCCATGGGGGTGCTGACGACGGGCTTCAACGCGCCGGCCGTGGACCTGATCGCCATGCTGCGGCCCACAAAGTCGGCCGGGCTCTATGTCCAGATGGCTGGGCGGGGCACGCGGCTTGCCGAGGGCAAGGAGAACTGCCTGGTTCTCGATTTCGCGGGCAATGTCCGTCGGCATGGCCCCATCGATCTCGTGCGGCCGAAACGGCCGGGTGGTCCGGGCCACGGGCTGCCGCCCACCAAGATCTGCCCCGAATGCGGGACCATCGTGGCCATTGCCGCCCTCGAATGCCCCTGCTGCGGCTTCGAGTTCCCCGGCCGCGAGGTGAAGCTCGAGCCGACCGCCTCGACGCTGGAGGTGCTGTCCACCGGCAAGCCGCAATGGGTCGGCGTCACCGACGTGACCTACAGCCGCTACGAGAAGCGCGGCGGGCGGGTTTCGCTCAAGGTCACCTACCGCTGCGGGTTCGCCTTCCACACGGAATGGGTCTGCTTCGAGCACGACGGCTATCCGCGCCGGAAGGCCGCGAGCTGGTGGCGCGAGCGCGCGCCCGATCTGGAGATCCCTGCGTCCGTCGACGAAGCGCTCATCCTGGCGGACGAGCTGCGTCGGCCCACCGAGATCGCCGTCCGCCCCGCGGGCCGCTTCACCGAAATTACCGCCTACAGGTTCGCCCCATGCCTTACGTCCGTGCCGGGCTCTGCACCGTCTGCCATCGAGAACCCCGCGGCTGGGGCTGGTTCGACGCGAGCTCAAGCGTCTCCGACCCGCGGCGCGACACGAGCCGCAGAGACCTCTGCAGCCGGGCTTGCCAGGACATCTGCCACCGGAGGTCGGGCATGATCGATCCGACCCCCAATGAGACGGCGGCCATGGTCGAGGGCGGCAAGGCCGGCGGCGCCTATCTCGACAGCCTTGGCCGGACCGATCTCGCCCAGCTCACCGAGGAGGAGTGGGACACCTTCATCGAGGTGATCGTCACCGGCTACTGCGACCACCTGCGTGACCTGGCGGCCAAGGATCGCGCGCGGCTCGATCGTCTAACCCCGGAGGTGCCCTTCTGATGGCGGACAGCTCGTGGATGGCGCGCGTGGGCGCGCGTCTCGTGACCAACGGCTACGCGATCCTGCCGATCGCGCCCGGCACCAAGAAGCCCGGCCAGTTCGCCCGTACGGCCTGGCACGATTACCCGCAGTGGAACCGGCATGCGAGCCGCGCCACGACCGAGATCGAGGTGGCGACCTGGTCGACCTGGCCCGACTGCGGCGTCGGAATCGTCGGCGGGGCGGTCGCTGCGCTCGACATCGACATCGCCGAGGATGGCGAACTGGCGCTCCGCCTCGAGCGGCTCGCCCGAGAACGGTTGGGCGATACCCCGGCGCTCAGGATCGGCAAGCCGCCGAAGCGGCTGCTGGTCTATCGCACGCAAGAGCCTTTCGCCGGGATCCGGCGCGCGCCCCTGGAAATGCTCTGCCTCGGACAGCAGTTCGTCGCCTATGCCAAGCATCCCGACACCGGCCGGCCCTATGCGTGGCCCGACGAGGGGCTCGCGGATCTCGACATCGAGAGCCTGCCGACCATCGACGCTACACAGGCGGCAGCGTTTCTCGACGAGGCGCTGGCGCTGATCCCGCCCGAGATGCGCCCGAAGAGCCTCGGTGCGAAGGGCGCGAACGGGGCCGGGCATCCGTGTCTGCCGGCCCACGCACAGGCCGGCACGCTGGCCGCGATCCGGAGCGCGCTCGCGTGGTTGCCGAACGCCGAGCTCGACTACGACAGCTGGATGCGCATCGGCATGGCGCTGAAGGGCGCGCTGGGCGAGGAGGGTGCTGCGCTCTTCACCGACTGGTCGGCGCAGGCGGCCAAGAACGAGCCGGCCGCGACGGCGAAGGCTTGGGCGAGCTTCAAGCCCACGCGGATCGGCGCCGGCACGATCTATCACCTCGCCATGGAAAAGGGCTGGCGTCCCGATTCCGACCTCCTGCTCGACGGCAGTCAGAAGGCTTGTGCGGCCGACGAGCATCCCGCAGCCGGCTTCCTCGCGCGGCTCGCCCAGCCCGAAGCCCCGATGCCGATCCTCCCGCCTGCGCCGTCCTTCACGCTGACGATCCCGGGCGGGCTCGTGGGCGATCTCGCGCGCTACATGATCGACACGGCGCGCAGACCGCAGCCGCTTCTCGCGGTGGGCGCGAGCCTCTGCGCCCTCGGCGCGCTGATGGGGCGGCGCTACCGCACGACGACCGACCTGCGCACGAACCTCTACATCGTTGGCATCGCGGACAGCGGATCGGGCAAGAACCACGCCCGCGAGGTCGTCAACGAGCTGTTCTTCGCGGCGGGGCTGGCGCACCACCTCGGCGGCAACAAGATCGCCTCGGGCGCGGGGCTCCTGACCGCGCTCCACCGCCAGCCCGCGATCCTGTTCCAGATCGACGAGTTCGGGATGTTCCTCGCGGCGGCGGCCGACCGGAAGCGCAGCCCGCGCCATGTCACCGAGATCCTCGACAACATGACCGAGCTCTACACAGCGGCCTGCGGGGTCTTCCTCGGCGCGGAATACGCCAACCGGGACGGCTCGAACGAGCGGCGCGACATCGTCCAGCCTTGCCTCTGCGTCTATGGCACGACCACGCCGTTGCATTTCTGGGGGGCGCTGCAGGGCGCCAATGTCGTGGACGGCTCGCTCGCCCGGTTCATCATCCTGCCGAGCGAGGAGGACTATCCGGACGAGAACCGCCGTGCCGGGCTGCGCACGTTGCCGCGACCGCTGATCGAGGGGCTGCAGCGGCTCGCCGAAGGCGGCGGCCGGGCGAGCGGCAACCTGGCCGGCAAGACCTCCGGACCCGAGACCGCCGTCGATCCCATGACCGTGCCGATGGACGGCGACGCGCAGGCGCGCTTCGACGCGCTTGGGGAAGAGATCACCGCCGAGCTCAGGGCCGCGGCGGGCACGTTCCACACCCCGATCCTCGCCCGGATCGCGGAGAACGCGGCCAAGGTCGCGCTCGTCCTGGCCGTGGGGCGGGATGCGGTCCATCCCGTCATCCGGCTCGAGGAGGCCGTCTGGGCCATCGATTTCGTGCGCCACTTCGCCCGGCGCACCATCGACGCCGTCGAGCGCCATGTCGCCGACACCGAGACCGAGGCGCATCTGAAGCGGGTGCGCGAGATCATCCGCAAGGCGGGATCGGCCGGCGTCACCAAGTCCGAGCTCACCCGCGCTTCGCAGTGGCTCCGGGCGCGTGACCGCGACGACATCCTGCTCACGCTGGTCGAGAGCGGCGACATCGCCACGGTCGAGCAGGAGACCGGGGGGCGGAAAGCCACGCGTTTCCGGGCGCTGCGGTGAGGGTCGGCTTGATGCTTCCTTCAACGGCCCCCATCCTTCATTTGAAGGAAGTTCCCGGCCAAGCCTCTGTCCCGCAACGAAAATTCGGTGCGGGGGACTTCTTTCAATATTTCACGCAGAGACCCTCGCGCGCGTGGGTGGGAGGGGGTGCCAGACACATACCCCATGAAGAAACTGAAATACTGAAAGAAGAGATTTATCCTCATTCTGCCAATGGCTTGCGGCCCCACTTCCTTCAAGCGGGCTGGGTGAAGCCATTGAAGGAAGCGCCGGGCGCTCCCGGCATCGACAACGTGATCCTGACCAGACCTCGCGATCCCGGCCCGGGCGCGCGTGCTGCCTTCACGAAGCAGCCGTGCCGCCCCGGCCTCTCAATCGAAAAGGAGGTCGTCATGGACCGCTCCCCATACATCGCTCCGGCGCCTGCCACGGCTGCCGGCACTCTCGACCGCTGCATTCTCGCGCTGGATCTCGGCACCAGCACCGGCTGGGCGTTGCGCGCCCCGGACGGGCTGATCACCAGCGGGACCGCGAGCTTCAGGCCCGGCCGCTATGATGGCGGCGGCATGCGCTATCTGCGCT